AGATGCAGCAACAGCAGCACGATAAGCAGTAGCTACAGGAGAAGATACATAGATTCTTAACTCTTCTTGATTAGCAATTACAGCAGGAGGGATAGCAGCATAAACTGTAGCCAATGTAGCAAGTACATTTCCTGCATTAACAGCTGGAGGTGTAGATCCACCTACATCAATTACATTAGCAGCATCAGCAACTAGTGACTTCTTATATCCATCACATAAAGCTAAAGCAGGAGTACCTGATGTAGTATCACCTGACCAACGTAATTTCTCAATGTTCTCAGCGATTGTCTTAGACATCTCATTCCAATAGTAATCCATAAAAGATGCAACAGTGAAATCACCATTAGATCCTTTAGTCATTTGTAATGATACAAAAGACTGCTCTAGATCAAATTGACAAATCTCTGCCATTGCTGATAATCCACATACATCAATCTCTACAGATGCAAGCTCATCAGTTGAAGCGTTCCATCCGCAGTTCTCTGCCTGCAATACCTGTCCAAAGACAACATTAGAAATCTTAGTCTTAAATTTAACCCCTGGTAGTGTACGATAGTTATCTACTACTTCCTCGTTTAAATAAGCTCGGCTATAGAATGCTTCGCTGTTAGCTTGTAATAATGCAGTTGCATCAATATCCAAGTCAAATCTTAATTTTTTGCTCATTTTTTTTGTTTTTTATTTAGTTATTATTGTTTAAAAATTTACTTACCATACTGAATTTGTCATGCTGTGTAAGTTTAGTAGCTTCTACTTCTACTACTTCCTCACCTTCAGACATTACTTCCTCCATGTGATTTCTTAAATCAGCTATCATTGCTATAATAGCATTGATTTGCTCATCAATTACAGGTTGAACTATAGCTAAAATAGCTTCAGCATCAGCAGCAGGATCAATAGCCATCTCTTCTGTGGCAGGTGTCTCCTCTATTACTTCTTCTACTACTGTCTCTTCTAGTGCAATCTCTTCTGTTATCTCCTCTTCAGCAGCAACAGGCACATCTTTAATCTCGATAATCTCACCGTCTACTACGACATAGATCTTACCATCAATTAGATGTTCTCCATCAGGTAATTTATTCATACTATATTTATTTAATTGATTACTTAGTTTTAAGCCTAAGAATCCCTCAATAGAGAAACCTATCTGCTCATTCTTTACTAGCTCATTATAGTAATCTTTATCAGTTACCTGAGCTGTTACCATTAATGTGCCTTTAGGTACTTCAATACCATAGCTAGAGTAGGCTTTGTCTTTCTTAGGATCTTCTACTATCCATGCCTCAAGTACATAAGCAGGTACAGTCTTATCAGTATCATGCTCTAGGTTAAAGACATTCCTATTAGATAGGTCTTTCATGAATTTAGAATGTATGTTTTCTATGGTCTCAACTGAGAACTGTACATAATATTCATCACCACCCTCATCATTCCTATATATCTCCATAGGTATCATGGCAGGAGCTACTACTCTATACTTTAGGTCATCTGAAAAAAACAATTTTTTGTGTTCATCAAATGCCATCCCTTTAGTAACAATAGCAGGAGTAGAGGTAAAAGCTATCTGCTCAATCCCTAACTCTTCACCATCTGAATACTCAGGATCTATAGTTATTTTATAGATTGGTATATCTTTTGTCATAACTATATTATATTTTTTTTATATTTGTTCAAAAATTAAAACTATGATAGAATTATTCGGCAAAGAAATCCCATCTAAGATGGAGGAGCTAACACTAGAGCAGTTCCAAAAGATATCTGCTATCCATAACAGTGATGAGTATGATACATTAGAGAAACATTGTAAAGTCTTTGAGTACTTAGGTATAACTGAGGAGGAGATGGATATAGACTTTGAGCTGTTCTTAGAGAATGTTAAGTTGTTTAATAAAGATAACTATACTAAGAAAGATGCTGTTGAAGAGATAGAGATAGATGGCTATACTTATAGAGCTGAGATGAAGCTCTCAGTAAAAGATTCTCGGATTGTTGAAAAGATTGTTAAGAAAGATAATAAAGAATATATATCTGAAATTATGGCTCTAATGTTCAAACGAACTGACCTATCCAATGCTGAGCATTATGATTCTGCACATCTAAAACACAAAGCTAAACTATTCAGCAAGCTCAAAGCAGATATAGCTATCCCTTACCTTACCTTTGTAACCTACAAAATAACAAACCATGCAGAATCTCAAGTTGCCAAAGCATTGGAATCAGATATCAGTGAGTCAGTTCCTGGAGATCAGGAGTCTGAGCAGTGAGGATGGAATGTTTAACTATCAGATTGATGTACTTTCTGCTTTAACTGATAGCAATATCTCTGACTTTGAGGAGCTAGATATAGATGAGCTAAGTGAATTGACTAAGCAGATTAAATGGATACAGGCTGATCCATCTAGGAGGTATAAAAGTAAGCTAGATAAGTATGTACTCAAGCCATTCAGTAAGCTATCATTAGGTGAGTTCATAGACCTAGAGCATTATTTCTCTAATAACTACTTAGACCACTTCTGCCATATCTTAGCATTACTCTACAGGAGAACATCTAAGAATGTTTATGGTGATGATATCATTGAGCCTTATGAGTATAGTCCTAGAGATAGATTAGATTGGTATTTAGATTACCCAATTACTGATGTTTATGGATTAATACCTGAGTATATTAAATTTAGGGAGAACTTTACTAATACCTATACTAATTTACTAGTAGATGTAGTGACTGATGATGAGGTGCTAGATGATCCTGATGAGATTAAAGAGCAGAAGAGAGAACAGCAAAAGCAGAAATTTGCATGGGAATCTACAATCATGGCTCTATGCAATGATGACCTAAGCAAGTTCAATGATATCCTAAATATGCCTGTAGTGTTAGTCTTTAATATCTTAGGAATGAAAAAAACTTTAGACTAGTAATCTAGCTCTCCATAAAACTCTCCAAATAGAGGCTCAAATGAGAATAGTATATCTCCTCCTCTTTCTAGTATGTTATCTATTTCTAAGATAGGATATTTAGTTAAAAGATATTCAGTATATCCTCCCCAAATCTCTGCATAGATTCCATCCTCATCTAATGCTGCATCAAATTGCCTAAGTAGATTATAAGCTCCTATAGTTTGTGTACCATTATTTAGAAATCCAAAATAATAAGCTGCTACAATTTGTATCCTTAAATTAAAGCTATCACTAATCTCTGCATTGATTCGTACTGAATCTACTAGAGTACCTGTGTCTACTAAGAAATTATTTCTAAGTACTCTCCTAAGTACTGTAGCCATCTTTCTACGCATTGGATATTTTATATTGTATGCCATAACTATATTATACTAAGTATTAAATTTGTTCTATTTCCAAAGTCACTTCTCCATTAGGACAAAAAGTATTATAAACATTATAAGGCATCTCTAGTCTTACCCTGTTATCTCCATTGTCAAAGTATGTACCGTATTGAGTAAAGTTAGAGCCATCAAGATTAGCATTACACATAGCTACAAATGCACCAATTTCACCTGATGCTATCCCTGTTTGAACATCCCACTGTACTCCATTACAAAAGAAAGTTATAGTATTTTGTGGAGGCACACTATCCCACTGTACTGCCTGACTATAGGCTGTATATATTTTTTTAGGTATAGGACAATTAGTCCATGACTTAATCACTACTGAAAGATTCATCTGCCACCCTGCAGCATAGTCTAGTAAGTCATTATTCAATGGTATAAATACAGGCTGTCCATCTATATCAAAGTCATAGTCATCTGAGAATGTAAACTCTAGGTATAGATCCTGGAGTATCTGCTGAGTATCTGATAAAATAGTAGTGATGTTAGCTCTATCCATCTGAATGATATCAAAGCAATACAGCTCTAAATTAAAGATAGTGACATTCTCATAGGGAGTAACTCCTGTAGGTACTACATAGACTAGAGGATACTTCTCATCTTTAGTAGCAAAGTTACCCATTTGCTCTTTAAAATCTGATCCTACCTTCTTAACTTGTAGGTGATTGTCATAGAATGTAGTAATCTTATCTACGATGGATTGATAGCTTATCATAATACTGAATTATTTTGTATGTTATTAATGTGATTCTGTGATGATGTTATTTCAGTCTCAGATACTATAGCTGTTACTGTTATATTATTAGAGCCACCTCCTGCATTCACTTGGCTACCTGTATTGGCTTGCCCAAATAGTTGAGGACTTGATGCTGGTGCTACTGCTGTTGTGGCTGCTCCTGCTCCTACATCAGGTGCATTAGGTGCTGATCCACCTCCTCCAAATTGAGTACTTGAAATAGTAGCAATACTTGCTGCAGTTGCAGCTACTGATGCACCTATCCTTATTGCTGTTGCTACTCCTAAAGTAAAGTCAGGTACACTAGTAATAGCTAAAATAGATTGAGCTCCATTAATTACAGCCATTGCTAACTGCATTGCTTTTTGTTGTTTAAATTGAGCTCTTAATATCTTCTCTTCCTCTTTACTGCCTTTCTTAACATTCTTTAGTTTCTCCTCCATCCCTATAGATGCAAGGGAATTAATACCATTAAGTGCAGCAGTTGCTGTATCTAGTCCATCTTTTATAGAAGCTATTTCTTTCTGTCTTGATTCCTCAATAATTTTATCCTGCTTATCTTTTTCCTCTTTAAGTTTTGCAGTCTTTTTTTCTTGTGCATCTTTATCAATATCTAGAATCTCTTGAGCTAGCTCTTTCTCTAATCCTTTTACTATTTCAGCATTAGAACTAAACTGATTCATCTTAGCCTCTGCTGCTTGAGTAGCTTGTAACTTTTTAAATTCAGTATCATTTAATAGTAATCTTTGACTCTCTAAAAATACTGCATCCTCATCAGCTATTCTCTTTAGATTATCTGCATCTGTAATAGCCTTAGCTGCATCTGCATATTTTTTATTAATAGCTGCCTCTTGTATCTTCTGACCATCTATTAATGCAGTAGTATCATTCTTATATTTAACAGCTTCATCTATTTTTTTCTTATAGGCAGCAGCCAAATCATCTAACTCAATTTGTTGAGCAGTCTTTTTAGAATCAGATACTACCTTAGCAGCTGCAGCAATATCAGCCTCTGAGGCTTTATCTGCTGCTATTCTTTTATCTCTTGCTGCCTTAGCTTTATCACTAGCTTCTTTCTCTTTTTTATCAGCATCTTCAGATTCTTTTCTATCAGCAGTATTTTTAGCTACAATTTTATCACTATAGCCTTGCTTTATTATTTCATTTTCTTTAGCTACTTGCTTTTTTAAATCTTCTATTTTTTCTTTATCAGCTTTATCTCCTAATTTCTTCTGAGCATCTAGTGCATCCTTAGCAGATTGTTTTCTATTGTTAGCCTCTTTTATTTGTACATTGCTACGTTCTTCCTCTAGCTTAGTAGTATCTTTACCTGCTGCCTTAAGTTCAGCAATCTCTCTACCTAAGTCTGCTGTAACTCTAGCAGTTTTTTCCTCAGATGATTTCTTTATTTTTTCATTAGCTTCTAGAGTCTTAGCTGCATTATCTTCTGCTTCAAATGTTGTAAGATGTAACCAATCTGTAAGCTCTTTAAATCCTGCAATTAGAGCATTAATGGGAGCCATCATTGCTTTGATTACATCATCTAATTTACCAAATGATTTGAGTACTAGAGCTACTACAGCTACGATTGCTACTACTACAGCTACTATTAAAAATATAGGATTTGCCAAAATAGTCATTCCTAATTTAACAAATGCACCACCTACATTTTTTATAGTGGTTATAAATCCTTTAAATTGCTTAGTAAGATCTTCAGGTTTTAATGCACCTATTGATTGCTTTAAGTTAGCACTTTCTTTAGCAGCTGCTGAAAAATCCATGTCCGTTATGGCTTGACTCATTCCCTCAAAAGATGCCTTTGCTTGATCTAAATTACTCCCTTTTTTAAAATCATTGATTGCACTATTAACTTTATTTATCTGCTTTTGCACTTCCCCTGCCTTATCAGCTAGTGCAGCAAATGCTTCAGGATTGACAGCATCTGCCATCTGATTTTTTAAATCTTTTAGCTCAGCCTTTAAAGCTGCTATTCCTGATAATTTAAGTGGTATTACTACTTCATTCATATACTCTGATTTCTAGGGTGTTGTTAAGTAAGTGTGTATCGTGAAAAGCTGCAGTAGGGCCATGTAGGTTAGTAGTATTTATCTCAATAGTATCATTATCTCTTCTCTTTGCCATTACTATACTATTAGGCAATACATTGCTTAGCATTACATAAGTCTTATTTAAAGTAAAAGCTCCTGCTAATGTACCAAAATATATACCTACTGATGACCTAGTCCAAATTATTGGTCCTATAGTATTCTCCATCTCTATGAATGTAGGTGCATTAGTAGTTGACTGACTAATCAAAACTATGTATTTAGTGTAGGTAGGTAGTATATCACTGACTGCTCTACCATTGAGGCTGCTAGTCACTGTTAGATTAGTAGTAGCTATGCCATCATTCTCTATACTTAGACCATCTCCCACTACTAAGGCTTTAAGTCCATCACCTACTACATTACCTGAGCCTAAGATAATAGAGTCATTGTTATTAGTAGTGACATTGGTAGTACTTCTATAAGTCTCCATTATAGATTTAATCTGAGTACCCTTACCTGGTCCTACAGGAGTAGTAGTTCCACCGGCAAAGCTAGGCAAATCTATCTCAGTCTCTAAGCTAATTAATTCTACTTTAGTAGGCACTAAGTCATTAGCATTGTAGTCTATAATTTTATTAATACTCCACCAACTATTGTCAATCCTTATCTTATCATTCAGCTCCATTAGTTGGATGTCTACCTCATTAAGTAGAAAATATGCAGTCAATAGCTTACCTCCATTTATTTGTGCTACTGTTCTCCTCCAATAACTATTGTATAGATTGTTATTAGTGTTCTGATTTACTTGATAGTAGTAGTATTGACATTCTGCAAAGTTAATATCTGAGAGAGGATTAAATGGATCTCCTCTAAAATGTGAGATGTATGGATAACCTCCACCTGTAGATGTTTGTGTATCATACCCTGAATTAATTATAACCTCCTGAGCAGTAACCTGCCCATTGTCATATAAGATTCTTATATTAGTCTTAGGTGCTGCACCATTTAGTAATGGTAGGAATGCACCGAATGTTGTAGGCTGTACAGGTGTAGGTGAGAAGATAAGCTCTTTGACATCTATGCCTTTCACATACTCGTTATCAAAGGTAACCTCCACCTGTCCATATATCTCATTAGTGACACCTGTATAGACTGTATTAGGTGAGTCAGTATCTGCCTTGTATGTTAGTCTTAGTTTCTTATTGTTAAGCTCAGGGATAAAAATCATAGATTGCTCCTTATCTTTCATCAGCTTATTAGTCCAATCTACAGCCTTACCTGAATCATAGTACTCATCTCTACTAATTAAGATTAGATTATTCTGATTATCAACATCAGCAGTAGCATAAATATTATACATCATAAAGATGCTCTTAATAAAATCCGATTGCTTAATCTTCTCAGGGATAAAGGTATTCATGGTAGTTATACCACTGTTCAATGGGATGTTATCAGATGGGCGGATTGTTAGGTCTATGGATGTAATGTCTAGGATAATCTCAGGAGCTGTAAATGGACTACCACTAAACTCATCCTCCCACGATCTATACTGACCTGCACCTAATAATATTCTAACTTGTGCTATCTGAATATCATTATAGTCTATAAATCCTGAGCCATCTGAAGTAGCACTTAAAGTAAAAACCTCAGTAAAACTACCTAAGCTAGTAACTCCTGCAGGCAAAGCAGTATTCCAATAATCTGCATATATATATTGACCTATGCAATCTGTATTTTGATTACCATCTATAGATACATTTAAAGCTAATCTAAAACTATTGCTGTGAGGGATTTGAGGTAATATAATTGGTCCTAATGAAAAACATGAGGTACTTGCATCTAGTGATAGAGTATAACTTACAGTCATCTCCCATGTATAAGACTGACCTGCACCTACACCTGTCCATTGAGGAGTTGTGTACTGACCATTGGTAGTATTAAATAATCCTGCAGAATCTAATGTCTCAGTCCATGCTGTAGTAATAGGATATCTTACAGGAATAGTCATCTGTGAGAAAGATGCATTAACTTGAGGAGTAGACCAAGTCTGAGTCCATCCACTATTACTAGCTACTACCTTAGCATCATTCCAATCCACTATATTCTGATCACCATTGTAAGGTATCAGTAGCTTATCAAAGTTCGCAGCTGCTAATCCATCCCAAGTATAACTATATCCTGCTGTAGCAAAGATTCTATCAAAGTAAGTCTTAGCATAGATAGCAGGTTTAAACCAATTTAGCTGATATTGATTATCTATGTTAAATGGCATCACATACTTATACCCCTTATTTACTCCATGGTCAAAAGTATCAATCACTACTTGTGCATCTACATAGTGATCTAAGTCTGAGAAATCTAAGTCAGTCAAATACTTATTAGAGATGTCAGTAAAGAATGTACCTCTATCCTCTTTAATCAATACCTCATACTCCACCATCTGCTCATAGGCTGATGTGAGCTGTGACTTCTTAATGTTAATGAGCTGAAGAGTTGCGTTAGTCATAACAGGGATACCATCCTGAATAACATCACAGCTAGTGAGCTGATTAATATTAAAAGTGCCAGCTTGAATGTTTACATCATAGTAGTGATTCAGTAGGTTATTGTTGTTATTATTGCCTACTAAAGTAATGGTCTTACTAAAGTTACCTGTTCTCTTAGATATATCTCTAATATCTCCTATGCTAAAGTTAAGAGGGAATGATGTACCCTCTTTAACATCTAGGTAGCCTGTGCTAAGTTGTATCCTAACCATTGATAGGAGTATTAAGTGCTAGCTTAATAGTTACTGATTGCTTAATTAGATTCTTATTTCGCTGTCTAAAGTTCTCAAAAGATGTAGCGTCTATAGTGCAAGCTCTTGATTCTATACCATTATTATAGAACACTTGAGGGGATGTTAGTAGCTCTTGGAATCTATCAGCATCGTATTGGTCCATCCAATTAGTATTCAATTCTAAGGTATTAGATACATTAGTGTTTAGTGTTCTGTTGCCTATAGCAGTTGAGCTATACAACCATTCGCCATCTACCACCTGACCATCTACGTGCTGATTATACATCTCTCTACTTATCTGCCCTTTCTCATAGGTCTTGAGTTGAAATGCAAAGGATTGCCATGATCCCATTCTATCTAGGTAGTACAGATAATCTTCATTGATAACACATCTATTATCATATTTAAAGTAGTACCGAATTTCAGCAGAACCACCTTTTATTACTACATAAAAGTTCTGAGTGATAGGAGTTTCAGATGGTACATCTGTAGTCACAAAGAAATTATATAATCCATCAGTAGTACCTGGTGCTACAGTAGATGATGTTAATTGATAATCATCCCAATCAAAATAAGTCACATCATAAGTATCTACACTATATGTTCTAACCATTAAAAAATATAATTGACCTGTGGCAATAGATGCTGCACTAGCTTGAGTATTGCCAACCAATGATGTCAAAGCATTACTAGGAGTAAGTGTAGTATTGTACTCTGTAGATGGGAATAATCCCTGAGCATAGATACCTAAGCTATAAGCTCCATTAAATACCTCTTGACTTGATAGAGCCACATCATCTAAAAGTATTGTCTTTCTTAAATCTGCATAGGTAACAGTTCCATTGATAGTGTCATCAGTGACAGTATCCCATCTAGCATTTATAACAAATAGGTTAGTACTAGCAAAGATAACAGTATGCAATCCCTCTACTGTAGGATTAGCAGCAATCCCTCCATATGCCTGAGTAATACTAATCTGATCACCTGCCACAAAACCATGATTATTGTATTGTATCTCTACATCTCCCCCTCCACTTTGTACAAGTGAGTTAGTATATACAATATTAGCAGTGTACTCAAAGCCAAATTTTATATCATATTGATACCATGACTCGTTGACTTGACCTGCAGCAAACTTCCATGTCACCAATGACTGCATCAGCCTAGAGATATCCTGCTCACCATACCCTGTACCGAATACAGGTAGAGTCTTATACTGAGCTATCGGAGTAGCATTAGCTACAGGATAGACCGTAAAGATGTATCTAAAGCCAGGCTGATTCTTATTAGTATTATCTATGATATACTTAATAGGATTGTAAGCAGGCATTAACTGCTGAGGCTGTGCTATGATTGTAGTAGCAGGCATCTATTCTCCTCTTAAAGATTTCAACTCTTCATACAAGGCTAGGAGCTGTGCTTCTTTCTCTTGTATTAGTTCCTCGCTAGTTTTTTCAATAACATCAACAAGCTCTTCAATGTATAGCCCTTGTTCGTTATAATATCCTATTAATTGTTTCATCTTAATTTATTTAAATTGTATGTATTCTGACAGCTCGGACATAAAAAACGAAGCTCTTATTGCTGGTGCCAAAAGCTCCTGCAAAAAAATCTACAGTTCTTGCGGTACTTGCAGTGGCTTCATTAGAACTCAAATAGGTGCTATTAGCAAAACCATTTGTTGAGCCTAAAACTTTATTCACAATAGCAGCTGAATTATAACACATATTTAACTCCCAAACTGAAGGTAAATACCAATCACTAAAACCACCACCTGCAAAAAGTCTTGCTATTCCCGCAGCATAAGCTGTAGTAGCAGGTAAAAGTGTTTGTGCTATAATTGCATTAGTATTAGTAAGACCATCAAATAAACTTTGAGCAGTAGCACCTATTAACGTAGTTTGAAAAGCAGGTATTGTATAAGGTAAACTTGTAGATAAATTAGTTAAACTTGCAACAAGAGCTTTATTAACTCCACTTTGATTAAATACTGCTACTACTATTCCACCTCCAATTTGTGCCCCTATCTCTGTACCACCTCCTCCACCACCTGAAGAATTAATAGTCTGATTAGGGAAAGTCCCTGTAATAGTTACATTAGTTCCTGCTACCAAACTTGGAGTGGCTGTACCTGTACCTCCATTCGCTACTGCTACAATGCCTGTAACGTTGTCTG